CCAATTAATGTAACTTTATTAGTTCCATTATCACTATCTTCAAAAAATTCTAAAAATCCTGCACTAGTAGATCCATTCTTTAATTGAGCACCTGCATTAATTATAGGTGTAGTTAAAGTAGGTGTGGTTAATGTTTTATTAGTTAATGTATCTGTAGATACCAATGATACTAAAGTTGAGCTAGAACCTGCAGGTAATAACATTTCATTTGTAACACCAGCAGAATGTGGTTGTGCTTTTACAATTTGACCATGACTATTACTTTCACAATTAAATTGTATAGCACCAGAATTAGTATTGCCTTTTATTGTTACATGGCCTGTTCCATTTGGAGCCAGTTCTAAATCTGCATTAGATGTAGTAACAATGTCTTGACCATTCATGTCAAGATCGCCGCCTAACTGTGGCGTAGTATCTTCTACAACATTTGAAATTTCTGAACCAGAAACAAGGCCAGCAGTTAATGTAGACCTAGTAATTTTCTTTAGCCCACCGCCTGAAGTATCTACTGCCAATAACACATCATCACCAGCAACGGTAGATATTTCTGAAAGATCTCCTACGGCTGTAGGATTAAAATTTGTTCCGTCTGCAATTAAAAGGTGACCAGCAGTATTGGTTGCCATAACAAGATCATCACCACTAATGGTCAAATCACCCGAAATGGTAAGATTTCTTATGCCTGTATAATCTTTGTTTGCATCCAAAACAACCGCTTTAGAAGCGATAGCTGTACCTATTGCAGTACTGCCTAAGTCTAAAGCGTTTAGTTCGCCTACAACGGCTGTAATGCCGTCTAAAACATTTAACTCTGCCGCAGTAGATGTAACACCATCTAAAATATTTAGCTCTGCCGCTGTTGACGTAACACCGTCTAATATGTTTAGTTCAGCAGTTGTAGATGTAACACCATCAAGAATATTTAGTTCAGACGCGGTAGCTGTTACACCGTCTAAAATATTTAATTCAGCGGCGGTAGCAGTAATTGCAGTACCATTAAAATTAATCGCGTCTACATAGGCTGTGCCGTCTATGTACAGATCTTTAAACTCAAGCGAGCTTGTTCCTAAATCAATATCATCATCTGTTACGGGAACCACCGCACCGTCTTGAACACGAATCTGCTCTACTGCACTGCTAGAGACTTCTACAAAAAAGCCTATGCGGTTGTTTGAACCATCGACTGTAATTTTGTTTAAAAAATCTAAGTCGCCAATGGTGGGAATATTACCGCCTTGTCCAGCAGAACCATCGTGTCTATGGCCTGTAGAGGATGCAGATGAACTAGAGTATGCAAAAGCATTGAGTAGCTGATTATATTCATCGTTAAATAACGCGGCAGTAATTGTATCGCCATCTGTAAATGAACTTTGTCGTGTATAACTTTGGGCCATTATTATCTCCTACCTGATGGCATATAATCTATATAAAAACCATTTATACCATACGGGCTTCTTGTATCGTTTGATCGTATGCGTATACTAAATGTATTGCCACTGCCTGTAACTGTTTGTCGGAACATGGGGTCTGATCCTGCCCCAAACGTAGCCACACCAAAAACAGCATCCCCAAATGTTCCTAAAAGGGGTATGGTTGATAGTGTTATGTCTGAAGGCTGTGGTATGTTTAAATCTTTGTAATCATACCGCAACCTTAAAACTGGCTGTAATGTCCCTTCCGGTGAAAATGATGTGCGAATATATTTTAAAGTTTTTCTTGTGCCTATATCTCCACAATCAAGGTCGGCTGTTTCATAAGTTGCTAAGATATTAGCTTCACTACCGCCATGTATAAATGAGTCGCCTGTATCGTGGTTATAAACGTACCCGTCTTTGTCACCGTGAAAAGCAACTTCAACCACATTTTTGTTAAAGTCTGATGTAATTCCTAATGCTTGTATTCCTAAAGTTTCAGACCATTCAAATCCCTGTCCTGTAAATGTCCCTATAACGCCTTTAGCTTGCTCCGGTTCTTGAACCGTTGTAGAATAAAATAAACGATACTGTGATTTAGATCGTAGTACAGCACTTGTAATAATGAACTGTCCTGCGCGTGATGCTAAAGAACTTATAATATCTTGTATCTGCCTAGATACAGAACTTAACTCAACGTCACCAATACGGGCTGTACCAGCAATAGTACGGATACCGTCTGGTGCTAAAAAGACTAGATCACCTCCTACCTCTTGAATAGAGTAATGTGATAAACACCCTACATTTTCTGTAATGGGGTCAATGCGGATATTTGAGCTATCATTAATGTTGATAAGTTTTTGAATACTATTTTTAGAAAAAACAATTAAGTTTTCACGGAAGCTTTTAATGCCTTGTACTTGATCTGTTATAGCTACTGAACCAGAACCACTGCTACTAAAGTCATCAATGTCATTATAGACACTGTAAAACACAGTGTTTAAATTATCTTCTACTCCAGTGGCAATTAAGTGATGATCGTGAACCGTTACATACTTTACGCCTTTAGTTCCTGTAACAGTAATTTCAGACGCAAAAAAAGTTCTTGTACTAACCTCTGCTCCAGTACCTTCCATTCTAAATAAAAATGGTTTATTACTTCCATCAGCAATAACAATTTCACCGTAGTCAAAGTCAGCGCCTTCAAACAAAGCAAATGTACATTGCCCTTGACCAGAACGTGAAAGAACTGAACGACCTGTAAATGTTGTATGATTGTCGCCGCTACCTGAAACACTAGATCTGTTTATTTGTAGCCAGCTTGTGCCGTTGTTGCTAAAAAATATATCAGTGCCAGAACAAACAATAACGCCGTCACCATATGCCGCCATGCCTAAAATAGCATTAGAACTATTAGGCCGTGCAGAAGACGCACCGCCATAGGCTGTAAAACCATTTACACGGCGATAGCCGCCATCAGGATCTACCTCAAAGTTTTCTAGGATTTTGGCAAAACCGGGCTGACCCAAAAGCTCAATAGAATTTAGGTTTGTGTTTAGACCACCACGACATGAAAGACCATACGCCTGAGACACTAAATAAGCCTCATGCGATCATCTTTAATATAGTCTGGTGCTTGCATCATCAACGCATTTTTCATAAGCCGTAAGCCTCTACGATATTCCTCTAGTGCTAAAGCGGCTGGCTGAATATTTTCTTTAAACTGATGCACATAATATCTAGCTCGTGCAAGTAAAACAGTTTTGTAAATATCAGGGAATACAACTGTATCACCATGCGCTGATAGTTGTGTAGGCTGATTAAAAGCAAAAAAATGAACTCTGTACACTTTGTCGGGTATAGGACTCAAACCAAAGTTGCGTCCATCACTACTACGAAATACTCGTCTAGGTTCTCCACCATTAGCCGCATCAGCATCATCAGAATTTTCTTGAGCACGATGAAAGTCTTTCCATTCTTCTAAAGTTATAAACTTTAAATTTTGACTTACATACGGGGCTGACTCACCAGACACACCGACTGTTGTAAGATAAAAATCATCCCAATCAATATATCCATAGTCATCTGCAAGGGACGAGCTTGCGGCTTTAAGTTCATACCATCGTTGATTAGCAACAGTTTCTACAGTTACATTACCGTACAGCGGATCTGTTGAGCCGCTTTCGCCTACAGACAAAAAAGGCCACTGAGGTTCTTCAAGAACAATATCAAGATATGCTCTATTGACACAATCTTGCGCGTGTGCCTGAAGCCCAATAGCAGAAGAAAAATTACTTGAGGTTAAGACAACCTCGTTCATTTCTCTGAGCAGTTCGTTAGTAAGCTGTAGGTATGTTGTCGCCATTATTTTTTATGAACCTTTTGTATTTCAAAGTTAGCGTTTAATGTTGCACCTTTGTGTGGCTTGAACTTACCTGTGTGCTTCATAAGCTTATAGCCGCCCTTGGCTTGTTTCATCCAATGGTAGCCTTTAGGAGCCGCTACTTTCATTAGGATTCTCCTGCTCGTTTCTCAACTGAGGATACTTAATCTCTCCTTGCTTTTGATAAGGAAACTGATTGCCTGTCATCTCAGCACAAACTTTTTCTTTTTCTTGGATAGACTTGTATTCGTTACGCGCTACTTGAGTAGTCATTTACTTCTCCTTTTTACCAAAAATACGATCATAGTTTGAGTCATATTTCTTTTTGTTTTCACCAGTGTAAAAAGTACCGCTTAGGGTTTTTCGTCTTTTAGGACTCATTCTAATTGGCTTTTGTTCTGTTCCAATCTGTGGCATATCAAACCTCTGGAGGTCTTTCAAACATAGGTTTATTATCTATTCTTTTTTGGGCTCTTTCTTGTAATTTTTTTAACATTTGTTCTTCAAGCCCTAAAATAGTATTGTCTACAAGATTAGATAAAGCTTCTCGTCTTTGTGCCGCTCTACGATTTGCTTCAGCGGCAGGCCTCATTTTAGGAGGCATACGCCCCCCGGTTTGTAACGCTTTTCTTTCTAGATCAAATATACTTTTCATGCCAACTCCTAACGCTTAACAGTGTACTTAACACCACGGTATACGTATGTAATTTCCATAGCGAACTCCTCCAAAGGTTATGCGTTCCTTCGGGGAT